TCACCGGCTTCAAAACCGCCGGAACTCCGCTTGAGCCAAGTGTACCTGTCGCAGCAACTGTTGCTACAGACGTATAACCAGTTCCGCCATTATTTACCGTTACGCTCGCAATGGCATTACCCGACATCACCGCGGTAAAAGTCGCTCCACTGCCACCAACCAGATGCGTAAGCACCGCAGTCAAAGACGCGCCGCTGCCCGCCAGCGTGCCGCCTTGAAAATGTAACGTCACAACGTCGCCCGGCAGATAACCAGAACCAGGATTGGTCATCACCACATTACTTACGATACCGCCCGAAATCGTAGCGATGAACGTCGCCCCAAACCCGTTACCGCCAGTCGCCGTCACCACCGGGACGGTCTGATATGCGTTGCCCACATTGGTTAGCGTAACTTGCGGGGCGAGCGAACCAGCCGTGTAAAGTATTGCTCCATCCCACAACCAATAACCATTGGTCTGATTGGCGACGATGATCAGATATTGCGATCCCCACTGGCTGATGCCGATATCCAAGATACTCGGAACCGCAATCGTCGCCGCACCCGCAATAGTCGTCGCCGCGTTGGTATTGGTATTAACCTGGATGATCGAACCATCGGAAAGAAACAACACTGCGTAGGGCGTTGCCGCAATATTGTAGAAACCAAAATCCACAATAGTCTTACCGCCCGAAGCCGTATAAGCGGCAGCACCAACACCGTACAGTGTACGCAAATTACGCGGCGCGAGCGGCATGAAGCCGTCGAGCCAATATGCTTGTTCATCAGGTACGCCGGGACGCGTGGTAGCGGTCTGGACGCCCGCGAATTT